AATCAGCCATAACAATCAAAGCAACGGCCAATGTGGCACTGCCATCAAACGATGGATACATGCTGCACATTTCCGGTAAACAAAACGTTGCTTCTCGTATCGTATTCGATTCTTATAGTGCAAACGGTGCTGCATACGGTCTAGTTGCAGGTCGCACAGCACGTGGTAATGTGGACTATCCATCAGCAGTACAGACTGGTGATGTATTGATGCGTGTATCTGGTAACGGATATGGCGCAACAGAATTTTTACCAACCGGTGTTGCTCGTATTGATATTATCGCTGCAGAAAACTATACAAATTCTGCCCGTGGTTCTCAAATCAAGTTCTACAATATCGAGAACGGTACAAACACACTGGTAAATATTGCAACATTCAATGCAAACAATGTTTCATTCGCAGGTTATGTAAACCCCGCAAAAGGTTTTGTATACTCACCTAGAGTACCAGATGGTTTACAAACTGCAATTACAATTAACTACCAAACCGATTCAATGATTAAAGCCAACTGTGCTGCAGATTTGACAATTTCACATACAAATTATGTTGCAGGTAAAGTTGTTGAAGTGTGGTTGGTTAATACAGACAATTCAAACCATACTATCACACACGGCTGTGCTGCGTTGCGTTCAACAAACAAATCAACCACGGTCACAATTACTGCGGGAAGTTCTATGCATTTGAAGTACTTCAGTATTGATGGTGATAATGCAAACACCTTTGTTTCTATTAATGGTTAATAAATAAATCATGGCAAATAAATCACTCATCACATACGGCGCAAAGGTTGGACAGGTCGAACAGACCTACTATGCGCCTGTTGCTGTAGTTCCACCAGCAAACACATCCATCAGTCAGACATATTGTTTCTTGGCAAAAGCAGAACCTTGGCCAGAGCAAGGTAATCCACCAATACCATCACAAGATGTTAAGTCTTTGAAATTAATCTCCAAGAATATTTTTGCGGTAAAACACGTTACATCAAATGATATTGCACCTGTAATTAAGCGTTATGATTGGGTATCAGGTACAGTTTATGACCGTTACATCGACACAGTTGATATGTTTGAGTTGGACGAAAACGGAAACCCAACTAAATTTTACTATGTGAAAAATAGATACGACCAAGTATTCAAATGTTTGTGGAACAATAATGATTCTCCATCCACGGAAGAACCATACTTTGAACCAGGAACATACAACTCAAGTAACATCTTCCAAGGTACAGATGATTATAAGTGGAAGTTTATGTACACAGTTGATGCTGGTTCCAAATTAAAATTCATGGACTCATCTTGGTTGCCAGTTCCAATTGGTAAAAATATACCAAACCCATTAGATAATGTGGCAGGTGCAGGTAACATTGATGTTATCAACGTAATAGATGGTGGCCTTGGATATGATCCTGCAAACTCTGTTGTTTCTGTGGTGATTACAGGTGATGGCAAAGATGCAGCAGCGACTGCCGTAATTTCAGGAGAAGTCATCACAGACATCCTTGTAACCAACTCAGGTAGCAATTACACATACGCAAACGTTTCCATTTCAACCTCTATTGGTTTTGGTGCAATCTTGGAGATATCCACATCACCAGTTGGTGGCCACGGGTTTGATCCAATCTCAGAACTAGGTTGCAATCACGTTATGTTGAGTGTTGAGTTTGATGGTTCTGAAGGTGGTATTATACCAATAGATATAGATTACCACCAAGTTGGTCTTATTGTAAATCCAACAACAAAAACACTAGATGAAGCTTTTGCAAACTATGTTCCTGCATCAGGTGAAATATACAAAACAACAACAGACTTCATCGTGGCACCAGGTTTCGGTTCATTTACAAATGATGAAATTGTATATCAAGGTTTAGACCTTGCAACCGCATCATTTTTTGGAAGAGTTTTGAGTTTTGACCCAGCAACCAATGTGGTAAGACTTCTAAATATGACAGGAACACCAACAATCAACTCGCCGTTGAAGGGTGACACATCAACAACGACAAGAACAATATTATCATACAGTGAACCAGACTTCTCAATTTTCTCCGGATACATATCACATATTGAGAATAGAGATGGGGTTACTAGAAGCACTGATGGTATAGAACAATATAAATTTGTATTAGGTTACTAAAGGAAAAAAATGGCTCTGTATTTTAACGTTGATCCTTACTACGATGATTTCGATTCAACAAAGAACTTCCATCGTATTCTTTTCAAGCCAGGTTTTGCGGTTCAGGCTAGAGAATTAACACAGGCACAAACCATCCTTCAAAACCAAGTTACAAAGTTTGCAGATAACATCTTCAAGCAGAATTCACCTGTAACTGGTGGTCAGGTAACAACCAACTTCGATTGTTACTATATCAAACTACAATCTACCTACAATAACGTTGCAATTGATGTGACTCAATGGGAAGGTTTGTTGATTCAAAGTGCAGAAGGTGATGTTATTGCCAGAGTTCTGCAAGTGGCTGTACCAACTGGTACTGGTGGTGAAGGTGATCCACCAACATTGGTTGTTGCATACAAAACTGGTACACACTTCACAGACAATGATGTAATCTATGATGTGAACTCAAATCTTGCAGTTCAGGCATTGGCGAATGACTCAACAGGTAAATCTTCTGTCGCATCTATTGCTGATGGTGTATTCTACATTGAAGGACACTTTGTTCAGATTCAATCACAGACAGTTATCATTGACAAGTATGATGCTGCACCAAGCAGACGCATTGGTTTGAATATTACTGAAACAATCTATGACTATGTTAACGATGCATCATTATTGGATCCAGCCGTTGGTTCTTCCAACTATCAGGCACCAGGTGCAGACAGATATGTTATTGAATTAACATTAGAAACTCGTCCAATCCAATTGGGTGATGATGATTCCTTCGTGGAATTGGTGCGTGTTACTGATGGTTCTGTTGCGAAACTGGTAGATGGATCAGTATACAATGTCATTGACGACTACTTTGCTAAGCGTGACTATGAAACCAATGGCGATTATGTTGTAGAAGATTTCAAGCTAACACCAAAAACAAACGAAGATGCAACCAAATATACACTATCAGTTGGTAAAGGTTTGGCTTATGTTCACGGTTACCGTGTAGAGAATCCAACACCGATTGATTTGGTATCCAATCGTGCAAGAACAACCGCAACCCGTGGAAATGGTCCTGTTTATATTGACTATGGTTCTTATGTGTATGTCGATACAGTTCGTGGTAATTCACAAGACTTTTTTGATTTTACTACTGCACAACCAATAGACTTTCATTGCGTTAATGTAAATAGTGTAAATAGAAGTAATGCAACCTCATATGCAGCAACAACTGTTGCATCGGGTTATATTCGTAATTTGGTTTATACTGGTGCATCTAACAGTGCAAATGCTAACACATACATTTACAAAGCATATGTCTATGATATACAAAACGCTGCGCCATCAGCCAATGCAATCACAGGTTCAACAAACACAATCACTTTACCTGCTCAATTTTCTGCAACAAGCAATGCATATGATGGTGTAAATATTAGCATTACACGTGGTACCAACGCAGGTGATACAAGAACCATTACTGGTTACAATGGTACATCTCGTGTTGCGTATCTAAATCAAAACTGGACAACAACACCAGATTCATCATCTGTATTTGTATTGAATTTCGATATCAAAGATACTGAAGCTTTGGTGTCTGTGGATGGCAGTTTCAATGTTCTTGGTTCTTCATCTATTAGTACACAAGGCAAAACAAATGGTGTTGGTTCAGGTGACACAGAACTAAAAAATCCAGGTTCACCAGAATTAATCTTTAATGTTGGTAATCCATATATTTCCACATTGTCAGACACTTCATATACCACACAACAACTGTGGAGAAACTTGTCATTCACATCTGCTGGTGGTTCAGTTACAGCTGAAGTAAATTACAGCAATGCATTACAAGGTATCTTCACACACTTTGGAACACCAAGTTCTGTATTGAGTGATGAAACTGTCTTGGAAAATTTCACAGTGATTGTAACCGACAAGGGTTCAAACACCACAATCAAGAATGGTGATATTATACCTTGGGTTTCAGCAGAGAGAACTGTGACACTAGACAGCACATCAGCTGTTGCAACATTAGCTGCAACAGATTTGTTACCATTCACCGCAATGGTTATTGCAAAAGTATTTGTTGTCAACGCAGACAACACAGGTTATGTGTTGAGGTCTAAGAACTTAATTGAAGCCAATACAACCGCAATCAACATTGCTGGTACACAAGTCAATACATATACATTTGTTGACGATGATGCACTAACATCTAAAGGTCAAGTGTATATTCAAAATGGTGGTCTAGTATCACCAGGACAAAAACAATCATTGTACTTGTCTGATGTTAAACGCATCGTAAAAATCATTGACACAAAAGCATCTGGTACAACACCAACATCTGGTATGTTGTCGAGTCCAACATATGATGTTACAAACAATTACACGTTTGACAACGGACAAAGAGATGGTTATTATGACCACGCATCTATCACATTAAAACCAGGTGCACCACAACCTGTTGGCAACATTCTAGTATTACTTGATTACTATCAACACACAGGCGGTGATGGTTATTTTGCAGTAACATCATACACAAGTTCAACACTTGCGGAAGATTACAGAGATATTCCATCTTACAGAAGTAATGGTGGTACTGTTTACAGTCTGCGTGATTGTTTAGACTTTAGACCTGCAAGATTAAATGCACAAACAGATTTCACTTTCCGATTCTCAACAACAGGTACACAGAACTATGGTTTGAATTTACCAGTTGACCTAACAACATTTGTTGGTGATTCTGAATACTATCTTGGTAGAAAAGATAAGTTGACTCTAAGTAAAGACCGTCAATTTAAGATTGTGGAAGGTTCTCCTTCATTAACACCATTACCACCAACAGAACCAGATGGTTCATTGGTGTTGGCCAATATCACACATGCACCTTATACAGGTTACATTCCAACAGAAGTACCAGCAGGTTTAATTTCCGACCTGTCTATCGAAAAAGTACAACACAAACGTTATACTATGCAAGATATTTCTGGTTTGGAATCAAGAATCAACAAGGTCGAGTACTACACTTCATTGAATTTGTTGGAACAAAAGGCACAATCTCTACAAATCTCTGACGCATATGGTCTAAACAGATTCAAGAATGGTATTTTAGTTGATGACTTCTCAAGTTACGCTGCAGCAGATACTATGAGTTCAGATTATTCTGCCTCTATCAACCGCAGAGACCGTATACTGAGTGCGTCACACACAATTAAAAACTTCCCATTAAAGTCTACCGCACTGGTTAATAACATCGGTAAGTTGGCTGCAAACTCAGCAGCATCTTTGGGTTATGAAATTGATAGTAGTGGTTTGGTAAACTATTTCAGTCTACCATACTCAACATCAAATGTTGCAACACAAAAATTTGCTTCACGCACCGTGAATGTCAATCCATTCTCGTTTGTTTCTAGACAAGGTGTGGTAGATTTGACACCTAACGTAGACAATTGGGTTGATACAGACTATGCACCAGCATTGTTGATTGTTGATCCTAACCTACAGGTGTATAGTGAGTCTAATACTATCACAACAATGTCTGTTGGTGACTGGAAGGGTATTCCTGGTACACAAACAAATACAGTTGATGTTACTGTTACAGGTGGAAGTAATTGGCAAACAACTACTACCACTTCAAAAACATACCAAAATCAAACACAACAAAACATTCTTGGTGCATACCAAAAAGTTGACAACACATATGCCATAAACAATGGTTACATAACAGATATTACAGTTCTACCATATATCCGTCCACAACAAATTGTTGTTCGTGGTAAAGATATGTTGTTGAACACATCAGTTAATAACTACTTTGATGATGTTAACATTGATAAGTATGTGCGTAAGGGTAACATCATTGAATTGACAGGAGTTTCTGGTACATTCAATGAGAATGATGTAATTGGTTATTACACAGGTGGTGTATTCACACCTACTGGCCGTGTGTTGGGTGTTTACAACAAAACATCTACAACAGTAAGATTGTATGTTGCTGCTGATGGTAAAACAACATCTTATACAACGAACGGTGTTGTGCAAAATGGTTTCTTTAACTCAGGTGGTACATACACATCATCTACCGCATCGGGTTCAGTGAGTTCAACATCACATTTTGGTGGTCAAATTGCAAACGCACAGACAGCAACAAAGATTGTTCTGGCTGGCACAGCATCAACTACCAATGGTTACTATGTTGGTAACACAATATACATCAATACAGGAACATCTGCCGGACAATCTGCAACCATTTCAACATACTATGGTGCAAACCAAACAGCAATATTAAGTTCAAGTATCACTACCGCAAGTGGTGATATCTATTCTATGGGCACATTCAAGACTGACCAAACTGGTACAGTATATGGTGTGTTCAGTGTTCCACCAAATACTTTCCATACAGGTCAACGTGTACTACGCATTGATGATTCTAACGGAAATCCTGGTGCAGAAACAACATTCGCTCGTGGTACTTTCTATTCAGAAGGTCTTCACACCAAGGCACAGAAGTTGGACTTTGGTGCGTCACCAGCAGGTGCAAAAGGAACATTTGTTCAAACAAACTATGCTAACAACACATTAGTTTCATCTAGTACAACAAGTATCACCAACCGTTGGGATCCTGTTGCACAAACATTTATCTTTGATAAAGACAACTATCCAAATGGTTTGTTCCTGAGTTCTGCAACATTCTTCTTCAGAACAAAACCAACATCAGATAGTTCTCCAATCAATCTTTCTATTGTTGGTACACTAAATGGTTATCCAAACGGTGAAACTTTGGACAACTCTATTGTAAGTTTGACACCAGAACAAGTTAATATCTCAGATACACCACAATTCTTGGACAAAACAACTGCAACAACATTCCAGTTCCCTGTTCCAATTTACATTCAACCTGGTGTATTGTATTCTTTCATTCTGAAATCAAACTCTAAAGAATATACTGTTTGGACCGCATCAAGTGGTGATACAGCTGTAACATCTTCAGTTAAGAATCAACCAAGTGATCCAACACCATCAATAATCACCAAGATTGGTGGTGCACCTTATGTTGGTGGTTTGTTTGTATCACAAAATTCACAGACATGGACTGCTGACCAAAATCAAAGTCTGATGTTTGTGATAGACCGTTGTGTGTTTGATACAACTGCAACACCTACATTACAATATGTGGTGCCTAAGAAATTGCCACAAAGAACATTGGTTGAACAAGGTGTTCAATACTATCTAAATGCAAACAATGTTTCTGGTGTAATTGATTCTGTATCCAACACAAGCATTTTTGTTGATGCATTTAACATCACAACAACAGACTTCTTACCAACAACCACATCAATCAATTATACATACAATGCAACATTGACTGGTGGCACCGCTGCGGGCACGGTAAACATCCGTCCCGGTAAGTTTGGTACACCATCATCTGATGACATTTACTTGAGTGATGGTAAAGGTAAACGTATGTTAGATGCAAATAGTGGCACTTCATTCTCATTGTATGCACAACTATCAACAAACGATAACGCAGTAAGTCCTATCATTTCTGATGCAGGTCTTTCTACATATGCAATCAAATGGAACATCAACAACTGTGAATTGTCTAACAATCTAATCACAGTAACAAATGGTGGTAGTAATTTCAATGCATCAAACGCTGTTGTTACCTTCTCTGCACCAACTGGTACAGGTGGAACACAGGCTTACGGTGTTGCAAATGTGGTTGCCGGCAAAGTTGATGCGATTTATGTGACACAACCTGGTTCAGGTTACATCACCACACCTACTGTAACAATCAGTGCATCCGCTGGTGCTGCTGCGGGTGCAACAGCAATTGTTTCTGGTGAAACATCTAAGACCGGTGGTAATGCAATTGCAAAATATGTTACTAAGAAGGTAGTGTTGGATGCAGGTTTCGATTCTGGTGACTTGAATGTTTACCTATCAGCATATCGTCCAGTCAACACAGACATCCATGTGTATTACAAGATTCTGAATCGCAACGACACACAACGATTCGATGATGGTTCATGGCAGTTAATGACACCAATCAACAGTTCTGGTTCTAAATATTCTAAGAGTCGCAACGATGTTATTGAATATTCATTTGCACCGGGAACAAGTGGTACAGACCAAGGTTATGTGTCATACACCAGTACAAATGGACAAACATACTCAACGTTCAGTCAATTTGCAATCAAGATTGTGTTTACATCATCAGACAGTACATATGTACCGTATGTGACAGATTTGCGTGCCATTGCATTGCCTTCTAACGTTAACACCACATTCTAATCATGTTACTTAAAGTTCAAGGTACAGAATTCGTCCGTGATACAAACTCTACGGCCCTCATCAACAGAGATGCAACGGGTCTAGAGGAGTATTATAAGAAAAGACGCATGATGGCTGCCCAAAAGGATGAAATAAATAACCTGAAGAAAGAACACGAGAACATCAAAATGGAATTATCCGAAATCAAACAACTGATGTTAAAACTATTGGAAAAAAACTAAATGGCTAATACAGTTTCACTTTTAAGTTATGCAAACACCTTTGGTGAATGGGTTGTTAACACAAATACTCTTGCAAAAGAGAACAACGACCTCGCAGCAAACAACTATGTAAAATCCACAGGAACATTATTCTTAAATGATAACTCTCTTGGTCTACAAGTTGCAAACAATGCAATCTTTGGTGGTCAATTACAATCACAAGGCATAGGTTCTTCCGCATATGTACAAAACAACCTGAGAGTTGATGGTCAAGTTTATTTTACCAATACATCACTAGGTTTAACCAACTCAGGTCAAGCCAATATTGGTGGTCCATTACTCGCTTTAGGTTCAAACACAGGCTTGACAGTTGCCAACACAGCAAACGTTGGACGCAATTTGAATGTGACTGGAAACACAACAGTTGCTGGAATTTCCACAGTTGTTGGTGATTCACAATTATATTCAGTAACAGCCACCGGTGCTGTGCGAGTTGCAAACACTGTATCAGTCACACAGAATGTGTACATTGATGGTTCATCTTTTGCAGACCATTACTATGCAAACATTGATGTTGTATCACCACGAATCGTGGTAACAAATGCTGTTTTTGGTCCAACATCACGTGCAGACTTTGATTTGATGTATTCAAACAATGCGACTGTTGTTAATGGTTACATTACCACATTACAGGCCAACTCATCTGTCAACACACAGACATTAAATGCTAGAACATTTTATGCACAATCTGTTACTACACCAAGTGCAAATGTAACCGAAACAATAAATGCCAATAATGCAACAATGTACATCAATAATGTACAAACAAACGGACAGTTGAGTGTTGGTGGTAACTTTGTTATCAACGGTCAAACAGTATACAATTCAAATGCGTTTACAATTAATGCTGGTTCAGCTACTGCTCAATTCAGTTCATTTATTGTAAATCGTGGTAGTAGTGGTGCCAACGCAGAGTTTCGTTGGAATCAACCTCTAGGTTATTGGGATATTAAAAATGTCACATCAAATACATTCTATCGTGTCGTAACAAATGAATATATCAATGACACATTAACTTCAACAAGTAACACAGATTTTGCCACAGCAAACGTTGCTAACACATTGAACAATGTTATTACTGCCGCAAATACATTCTTACAAGCGGCAGTTGCATCAGCAGGATCATATGCAAACTCAGGTTTCTTACACGCCAATGCGGCATTTGCAGCTGCAAACAATGTGGCACCACAAATTGCACCAGCATTTAGTCAGGCTAATGCAGCATTCTCAAGAGCAAACACATCAGCGAATGCCATCTTAGGTACAACAGGTTCTGGAATCACACCAACAAGTGGTGGTATTACTCTTGCAAGTAATAATGGTGTTGTGATTTCAACACCAGGAGGCAACACAGCATTCATTAGCACATCACAAGACCTAAGAACATCCGCAACACCAACCTTTGCAGGTCTAAGTCTATCTAATCCTTTGGCAGTAACACAAGGTGGTACTGGTGGTTCTTCTTCTACTGCTGCATTAATTAATTTGTTGCCGAGCGCTTCTGGTGTTCCTTCTGGTTATGTTCTTGCAACTGGTGGTGTTGGTACCTATTATTGGGCAGCAGGTGGTTCTGGTGGTGGCGGTGGCGGTACACAACCTGGTACCAGAATTAACACAACACGTTCTTTCCCAACGGTTAATAGCAACCAAACTATATTTACTACACCAACATACACACCTGGTGCAGGTCAGTTAAGAGTTTATATAGATGGTGTTCGTCAGTATCCATCTGACTACACAGAAACGAACGCAACTTCTGTAACTTTAGGTTCAACAATACCTGCTGGTTCATCTTTGATGATTGAAGTGGATGCATTTACATCTTATGCATACTTTGCGAATAATATTCCATTCACTTCTCCATTTGGTGGAATTACTACAACCGCAAACACAATTCAGTTGGCAATCCAAGACGTTGAGACCAGAAAAGCAACATTGGCATCACCAACATTTACTGGATTGGTTAATGTGCCGACAGCACCTACAACCACAAGTAATACAGTTGTTGCATCGACTGCATATGTAACAAATCGTTTAGGTGACGGCGGCACATACGCACACAATATTACAGGAAATGCAGGTACAGCAACTACAGCTGGTGCAGTGCCTGCGAGTGGTATTACAGGTCAGACTGGTATGTGGACAAGTACAACTCGTCCAGGACCATATAGATTATATCGCCGTGATAACAATAGTGATTATTCTGTACAAACATATTGGACAGGAAGCCTCTGGAGATTATACGGTTACAACGGCGACACAGCTCACGCTGATGTTCATGTTGGTTATGCAGACTCTGCTGGCAGTGCATCATCAGCAACATCAGCAACAACCGCATCTACTGCTAATGCATTAAAGACTGATAATAATTATCAAATGAATGCTCTGTGGGTTGGTGGTGGCACAGTTTCACACACTGGTGGTGAAATTAAGGCCACAGGAAATATTACCGCTTATGTTTCAGACGAAAGATTGAAAAACAATCTAGGTAAAATTGAAAACGCATTGGATAAAATCGAACAACTGACAGGTTTCTATTATGAACTAAACGATGTTGCAAAAGGCCTTGGTTTGGAATCAAAAGGCCGTGAAGTTGGTGTGTCTGCACAGAAAGTGCAATCAGTCCAACCTGAAGCGGTAGCAGCAGCACCAATTGATGAAAATTATTTAACAGTTCGTTATGAAAGACTAGTTCCACTTATTATCGAAGCAATCAAGGAATTAAAATCTGAAGTTGAAGTGTTAAAAGGACAAATTAAATGACAACAAAAGTAAAACCATCCGTATTAGCAGACACCACGGTAACCGCAGGAACATATGGTGGTTCAACACAACATTCCGTATTCACGGTTGATGACCAAGGCCGATTAACATATGCAGCCAATGCAACACCAAGTATTGCAACAACACAATTAACTGGAACAATTAATGCCACACAGGTTGCAAACAATCAAACATATGGAATAAACATCACGGGTAGAGCAACAGTTTCTAATACAGCTGATTCCATTTCATCGGCAAGTATCACAGGACTAACAGGTGAAATTAAAATGTGGCCGACAAACACGGCACCAGAAGGACATCTATTGTGTAACGGTCAAGCTGTTTCACGTTCAACATATGCTGCTTTGTTCAGTGTAATTGGTACAACTTTTGGTATAGGTAACGGTACGACAACATTCAACTTACCTAATTATTTGGATCGTATGCCAATAGGTGCAGGTAATCTGTATAGTGCAAACACAGCAGGTGGTAGCGCAGATGCTACTGTCGTTAGTCACACACACAGTGTTACCGACCCCGGTCACACTCACAATGTTGGCCCCACTGCCGGACCAAACTCTACTACCTATAACGTTGCAACTGCTGGTGGTTGGACATTCTGGAAAGACAACACCTTAACCACAACTTCTTCGACCACAGGTATTTCGATTGCTTCCACAGGTAGCTCAGGCACTAACGCTAACTTACCTCCTTATCTTGGCATTTATTTCATAATTCGCCATATTTAATGCAATAAATACCATAAAAAGGTAAAACATGGCAGCAGGATATCAAAATTTATACTTAGAACAAGGCGCCACATTTGAAATTTCAATTGCACTAGATGATGTATATGGCAACAACTATGATTTGACTGGCGCAACAGCCAAAAGTCAGATAAGAAAGTCTTATTATTCTGCAAACACAACTGCGGAATTTACAAGCACGATTGATGTTTCTTCCGGCACCATTGCATTATCTCTTTCTTCCGCAAACACAGCAAACATTGCACCAGGTCGTTATCTATATGATGCGGCCATTTCTATTCCTGGTGTACCTGGAACTGCAAACACAGTCATTCGTGTATTGGAAGGCACCATGGATGTTTCACCTAGAGTAACAAGGTTCTAAAATGGCAACAACACCTCCATCAACAGTACGTGTTACGATAGGACAAAACAAACCATCAGTAACATCATTGAGTTATGGTACCAGAACACTAAAGAGTGCCTCTGATTTGAACCTAGTTAACGCACAAGATGGATTCCCAATCATTTATCGTGCAAACACAAATAGTTTTGTGGTTGGTCCTGCTACTGCTGAAATTCTTACAATTGATAACGGATTCTTTTAATGGCAAATACCAGTACCATACAGATATTAAGGTCTTATGCAAACACCGCACCGACATTCCTGTATGACGGTCAGCTAGCCTACTCTTTTGTAAACGATACACTATACATCGGTAATACTGCACAACAAGTTCGTGTAATTGGTGGTAACACTTATGTTGGTCTAACATTAGGTGCATACAATAGAGCCAACTCGGCTGCAAACCTTGCACAACTTGCATATGATACCGCCAATGCGGCAGGCACTAGTGCAACAGTTAATGCGGCCTTCTTACAAGCCAACTCATCATTCAGACATGCGAACGCTGGTTACACTCAGGCAAACACAGCAACAACATTAGCACAGGCAGCTTTCAATGCGGCCAACACAGGCGCTGTTGCTCAGTCAGCATTTATACAGGCTAATGCGGCATTTAATACCGCCAACAGTGCTGGTGCCGGCATCATAGAATTATCCAATATTGATGCATACCAAAACGGTGCCATTTCTGCGGTAAATACTTTTGCTGGTGCAGCATTCAATAAGGCCAACGGTGCAATCGCAAATACTGGTGGCACAATTATTGGATCATTGAATGTTTCAAGTAATTTAACCGTAACTGGCACACTTACTGTTCTAGGCAATACATTCTCTGTTTCTGCAACAGATGTATTTGTAAACGATTCACTGATTCACCTTGCAAACAACAACACAACAGATGTTGTTGACATTGGTGTTATTGGCCAATACAATAATGGCACAGCAAATGCCGCAACAGGTATAATTCGTGATCCTAACTTAAAAGAATTTATATTCTTCCAAGGTTATACTGCAAGAATATCATCCAACAACCTAATTAATATTGCACACCCAACATTTGCGTATGCCAACGTGTATGCATCTACCTTCAAAGGTAATGTTGTTGCAAACACAGTATTTGTTAATGGTGTAAATGTACAATCACATCTTGCTGCAGCATTTACAGCAGCAAATACAGGCATTTCTGATGCCGCTGGTGCATTACAGTACGCAAACACAGCATACTGGAATTCTGTTGCAGGTTTCACACAAGCAAACACAGCATTATTAAATGCTGCGGCCGCCAGTTCTTATGCCAACTCGGCATATGCAGCTGCAAATGCTGCATCATCTGGTGGTACACTTGCTGTATCAGCTTTCTTACAGGCCAATGCTGCATATGCACTAGGTAATACAACTGCAAATAGTGTAACTGCCGCAAGTTCTTATGCCAACTCAGCATTTTTAAAAGCAAACAGTGCATTTGCTGCTGCGAACAACGTTGAAATTTTAACCGGTGTTGCATATGATACAGGTGCAGCAGCACAAGTAAGTGCCAACCGAGCCTATGCACATGCAAATGCTGCGTTCGATAAGGCAAATACTGGTGCAACACCTTTAACAACAGACCAATACGCAAGAGATACTGCAAACGTTGCATTTCTTAAGGCAGATTCTGGTCAACTTTATGCCAACGGTGCCTTTGTACAGGCCAATGCTGCGTTCTCAGCGGCTAATGCTGCATCTTCCGGTGGCACATTAGCTGCATCAGCATTTATACAGGCAAACGCAGCATTCTTACACTCAAATGCCACTGCATCCAATGTTGCAACAGTCGGTGTATATGCCAACGGTGCCTTTGTACAAGCAAATGCTGTGTATAGTTTTGCAAATACAACCGCAAACAACTCTGTGTCTGCCAGTTTGTATGCCAACGGTGCATTTGTTCAGGCTAACGCTGCATTTGGAAGTCAAAATGTAACCGGTACTTATGCCAATTCAGCATTTGCTGCGGCAAACTCAGCTGGTGTGTATGCAAACGGTGCATTCCTAAGAGCAAATACTGCACAGACTCATGCACAAGCAGCATTCAATACTGCAAACAATGCCGGTTCAAGTGTTATTGAATTGACAAACATCAATACGTATCAGAATACTACAATAACTAATCTGAATACTTTTGCACAAGCATCTTTTGAAACTGCTAATTCAGGTTCACTATATGCCAACGGTGCATTTATTCAAGCTAATGCAGCTTTTGTGGTTGCCAATAATGCATTACCAAAAACTGGTGGTACAGTAACTGGTACTTTGACGGTACAGGGACAGACAACACTTATAGCAAATACATTTGCAACACACTTTTTGCCAGCGGCAAACGTATCTTATGATTTAGGTTCTCCTACAAGACGTTGGAGAAAATTGTGGATTGCTGGTAACACCATTGATTTGGGTGGTGCACAAATTTCCGCAGAAGGTGGTGCAGTGTCGTTGACAAGTGATACGGGTGCATCGTTCTCCGTATCAGGCGCAGCAGGTTCAAGTCTAGGTAACTTTGGTGCAATCGTGGCAAATTCACAGATTGCTTCTACCAACACCACATCAGGTACAATCGTTGTTGATGGTGGCATTGGTGCAACAGGTAATGTAATTTTAGGTGGTACACTCCAGGCTAATTTGATTTCTGGTGGTATGTTCTAAATATAAGATAATATTTTAAGAGTAAGGTAACAATGGCACAAGCCAATTCAACCCCGATTCAGTTATATCATTCAAACACCAGTGGTAATCAACCACTGGCGAGTACACTCATTCCCGGTGAATTAGCAATCAATATAATGGACGGAAAGTTATTTTTCCTAGATGGAAATAACTCAGTCAATTTAATTGCCACTCGTGCTGCAACATCAGGTGAATTTCCACAAGTAAGATTTACAGGCGACAGTACAATACAAGTAACTGCTGCTGCGCCTTTTGCCTACTCAAACGCATCTTTTCTAAAAGCAAACTCTGCTTATGCCAGCCAAAATACAACTGGTGTATATGCCAACTCTGCTTTTGACC